CTAAATGATTCTGATATTGTGGGTTTATTTGTAAGATCATTATAATCGCCACTAAATGGAGTAACGTGATCCAGAAGATTAGTTGTATCTGTTAAGTCACTCACATCTGTTGGAATTGCTGGTTTATTTTGTAATGTATTCCAGTCGCCGTACGGATGATCAATATTATTAATCGCTGTAGTCAATTCGGTAGTTGTTACATAGTTTCCTAAGTTTAAACTTACACTATTGCCATCAGAAATGCTTAGAACATTCCCGTCCCACGCTAATTGCTGCTGCGCTGGAGCACCTGATGTCCACGTTGAGCCATTAAATATTAGAACATCACCTTGTGTTCCAGATATATCTAAATTAGAAGCAAGAACTGCTGTACCTTGAAATGTTTCAGCGTAGATATCGTTAAATCTTAAATCTGCACTACCAATATCCCAATTTTTATCTAAACTTGGAACTGAGTGACCATCTGTTTTTACAACATTGTTAATTTCAACTGGTGCTGGAAGTGTAATTGAGTTTCCACCAGTTATAGACAGTGTTCGATCATTTATTACAAGAGTTTGAGGTGTTGGATTTTGGTCATTTTGTCCTGCTCCTTGTGGCGCAGCAACCCAAACGGAGCCATTCCATGTAAGAACATCGCCATTGTTTGATCCTGTGATTGTTAAGTTGTCTGCAAGAATCGCAGTGCCGTGAAATGTACTAGCATATACATCATTATATCTGAAATCACTACTACCTAAACTAAATGTATTATCCAACGTAGGAGTAGTATTGGCATTTAATCTTACGTATCGAGCATCACCTTCCACTTGACTAATTGCACCAAGATTTGTTCTTGCGGCATTAACATCTGGTAAGTCTGATAAATTATTTGATTTTATTGCAAATTGTGTTGTGTCAATATTTGATGATAGTGTTATTGTTTCACCATCATCTGCAATTATGAGACCTGTGCCAGCAGATACACTTTTAAAAGTGAATGTACCTAAGGTATCTATACCTGATAATATTGCACTTCCATTGCCTATGTTTGTTCCAGATTGAAGTGTTTCTGATAAGTCTGCTGATATTACAAGACCATTACCACTATCTGTTATCGTAACATTTGTGCCTGCTGTTATTGTTTGTAATACAATAGAAGAGCCGGTAACTGAACCTAGTTGATTACCTACACCAATATGTGACACAGAATCTATTCCACTGCCATCGCTTCCGGCACCTGTTCCATTGGCATTAACAAATGCACCTTGAGAGGTGTCATACACAAGAACTTGGTCTTCCTGTAAATTGCCAATTAATTTGAATGTTGGATTAAAAGGTGTTGCGTTTATACTCATTTCTATGCCCCTTAGTAATTTAGATATATCTTATCGATATATCCAACTGTATTGATATCAGTTTGTCCTAGTGATGTTCGATCTAATGTGGCTCTTAAAAATACTAAATTTGCAGTAAAGGTATATCCTTCTACGCCTGTAAATTCATTATAATCTTTAAATGGCAGACCGTCTATTAATATATTAAACCAATCATCTTCTGTTGGATTAGTTGCAAGTGTGCCTTGAATGCGAACTCTGCCAATTAATCCTTGACCATAAACAGCCACAGTATGTAGTCCATCAGTGAAGCCATAGTAACTGTCGCCAGGTACTGCATCACCTACAAGATCAAGATTTGTTCCTGAATTTTCCAGAAGAGTTATTGTTTTACGTGCCATTATTATTCCTTATTCTGTTTGAGACTCGACTTCAACTACTGCCGCCGTGCCAATAAGTTCAGACACAACTTGTTCAATAGTTAGTGAAACTTCTTCGTTAATAAGATTTGATTTATTTTCACCAGTTTTGGAAATCTGTGACACTCTGATTACTATAATTTCCTCTTTAATACTCGCCATTTTATATCCTTTTAGTTTACATCAATGATATTTATCTATAAACTATTTATCAGATTGGTGAATTTCCTGTTTAAGTAATGCTTTAGTAATTTTTGTAATATTCTCACTGGCAACGAATGTCATTAGTTGCATATCAATATGATCTTTGCAGTATATATTATATGAATTGTATGTACTGTGCCGAAATTTATAATACCTATATTGTGTGGTAGTAATATCTTCTTTTGCAAATCTACGCACATTACTATTCAATAAGTAATTGTCATTGTCTGAATATGCATCAATAAGTAATGGTCCTAATGATGTATGAAGATTATTATTATATTTTAAACTGATTTTATATCTAAACTTTTTATAATATAAACTATTTTTTATCTCAACATTATCTGCATATGTATTCAATGTTTCCGATAGATTATCTATAAAAGGAATATGAATTTCTTTTTGTAAATTTCTATATCGTGTTTTTGCAAGTTCAAACACATCTTTATCTTCGAAATAAACATGTGTCATTGAACTATTTGAAAATTTAATAGATGAATTACTTCTGAGAAATCGTATACAATTTGATCTAGCAATAATATCCTCTTGTGTCAGAGGATAGTCAAACCACCAGCCATAACCTGTTCGCTCTACATAACTATCTATAACTTCCTTTGATGGGAATCCGTATAGCCGTTTATAAGATATCTTATACGGATATTTATTATAAAATAATTTTGTAGACTCGACCAACTTAACCATATGTAAATTCTAACTCGTCATTAGAAACTTTTACAGTAACTTTCCCACCATTCATTAGTCTACCAAATAAAACTTCTTTTGATAATGGCTTCTTAATGTAATCATTAATTACACGTTGCAATGGTCTTGCTCCCATATCAGGAATATAGCCTCGTTCACGCATCCAAGCCTTTGCGCCTAGTGTTAATTCGATTGTTACATCTTTATCTGTCATCATGTCATTTAGTTCATCGATTGACTTATCAACAATCATATCAATGTGTTCACGCTGTAGAGCAACAAACTCAACCATTGCATCCAATCTATTTCTAAACTCTGGTGAAAAGAACTTTGTGACAGCCTGCAAACTTGCATCATTATTATCATTACTGAACCCAATTGCCAATTTAGATTTTTGAGCCGCTCCCAAGTTACTAGTCATAATAAGAATAGCATTACTAAAATCTGCTACTTTTCCAGTTGAACTTGTTAATCTGCCATCATCCATCACTTGTAATAGCAAATTCATAACACTCGGATGTGCTTTTTCAACTTCATCTAATAAAATAATACAGTTTGGAGTTTCTTCTACATCATTAATAAGTTTGCCACTACCTGCGCCACCTTCAGCATGTCCCACATAACCTGGAGGTGCACCGATTAATTTAGATACACTATGCTGTTCCATATATTCACTCATATCATACTTGCGAAGCGTTACATCTAAGTTGCTTGCAAGTTGACGACATAGTTCCGTCTTTCCTGTTCCTGTTGGTCCAACAAATAAGAAACTGCCAATAGGTTTGTTGGTGGGACGCATACCAGACTTTGCAACTAAAATAGATTCTACTAAGGTGCCAACTGCTTTATTTTGTCCAAATAATTTCTGCTTGATATTGTGTTCCAGATTAGCGTAGTTTGTATTCTCTTTTGCATCAATCATATCCAATGGTATGCGGGTAATCTTTGATACCGCATGTTCAATTTCACTCTTGCCAATAATGCCAGATAAATTATTTAATCGCTGTCTTGCACCTGCAACATCAATAATGTCAATTGCACGATCTGGATTATATTTGCCATGCATATAGCGTTCTGCTAAATCTACCGCATAATCAAGTGCGTCATCATCATATGTATTTTCATGAAATTCTTCATAATATTTTTTTAGACCCTTAACAATTAGTTTAGTATCTTCTTTACTCGGCTGATCGATTACGACTTTTTGAAATCGCCTTTGTAATGCTCTATCTTTTTCAAAATTTTCTCTATATTCTTCACTTGTGGTTGCGCCAACACATAAAAGTTTACCGCCAGCAAGAAGTGGCTTTAATAAATTTGCGATGTCGATATTTGATCCGCCTGCTGATCCTGCTCCCATAATCATATGAATTTCATCCATAAATAAAATAACATTATCTTTTGCTGCGAGTTGTTCAAAAACTATTTTCGCTCTCTCCTCGAACTCGCCTCTATATTTTGTTCCTGCTACCATGCCAGTAATATCAAGTGAATATACTATTTTACCTTTGAGCATATCTGGACATTCATCATTGACAATGTTTCTAGCAAGTCCTTCGGCAATTGCGGTTTTACCTACCCCTGGCTCGCCTACAATAATAACATTATTCTTTTTTCGTCGTGCTAACACTTCAGATATTTCTAGAATTTCATTTGTTCTGCCAATTACCGGATCAATCTTTCCTTCTGAAGCACTTTTATTTAAGTTTTCACAAAAATCTTCAAATTTTATTTGTCCCTGGCCTTCAGGCCCACCAGCCATTCCACGGGGTTGGCCTCTATTCACTGTATTTGCAAATGCATCATAGAAATCTTTTTCAATAATCTTAACTACTTTATCTCTACTCGCACCATTCTTCTTTAAAATATATGCAGCGTGAGATGATGTTTCACTTAATAATGATACAATGAGATCCTTACAAAACATCTGCTTTCTACCAGTAAAAATAACCTGAGTTACTGCACGATTGAAAACACGATCAAGTGCCAAAGTTTGTCTGGGTCCCATTCCATCTAATTTTTCAACCGTTATGTCCTCCCGCTGTGCTAGATTTTCTTCCAAGTCTCGAATAATATTAGAACAACTGCAATCCATTTTGGCTAATAATTCTAATACATCTTTTTCTTCCATCAGTACATACAACAAATGTTCTAAAGTTACATATTCATGTGAAAGTGCCGCCGCCTTGATTAACGACTGGTCTAATGCCCAATTAACTCGATTATTATAATTATCCATTGTATTCCTTAAATTTAATTCTTAGTATAGTGTTCGGGAGTATGTTATTAATAACTACTGTATCATTAAATTGTGTATTATTTGGAACAAACACATCGAATGTTATCGTATCATCATATATAAATGATGATGTCTCACCTTGGCAATATTTTAATTCTAATGCATCTAATTCAACAGTCATATTTACAGTTAATAATCTATTCTTTACATGTTTATTTTTTACCTTTATATATGCAAGCCGTACAGAATCAAACTCTTCTATTGAGCCACCGTGGTCTGGATGTGCCTTCAATAAACATTTTCTATATGCGTTGCGAATTTCTTCTTCACTAGAGTATTTATTAATCTCTAGAATTTCATATGGAGTCATCATTTGAATAGTATTCTTCATATGCCACTATTATTGCTTTTTGTTCACTAAGTTTTTTAAGAATTTTTGCCATGTCTAATGCAAGTGCTTCATATCCTACATTGTTTAATGCATATACGACAACAGGTTTTCCACTTGCTTTAATTTTATCAAATTCTTCTTCTGCATTTTCTGGAGTAATAATTATCCAATCGATCTTTGAAAGTGTTAGTGCGTCAGATTCAGGTAAGATTAGATCTGGTCTGACAATAGGTTGCGAACTGTATTCTAATTCTCTTGGTGTTCTACTACATGCACTAAGGCTTATAGTTAGGGTTAGCAATATCAGAACACTCATTGTTGATTTGTGAAGGTCTCGTAGCATTGATTTCATCCTCTGTTAGTGGTGATCCACCTACTATCTCTAAACATCTTAACATATTATCACTTGCTTTGTCAATGATTTTTTGAACATCTTTTGGTCTACTTGCCGCTAGAAAATCCAATTCGTGCCTTGCTAATTTATTTTCTAAATCACGTACACGTTTATCTGCTGCTTTGAACTTTGAATTTGCACGATCAAATTCTATTCTAACACGCTTTAAATCTTTCTGCGTTTCATCCAATGCTGCCTGTGTTGCTTTTTGTGCCATTTCAGATTTTGCAGCATTCTCTGCATATATTCTTATTTGATTTTGTGTGTAAGTGTAGTATTGCCATAGTGCAAAGCCTGCCGCTGTAATTGCAGCCACAATAATTAGATATTTTTTTATCTTGAACATTATTTATTCCTTGATATTAAACTCTAAATTTTCATGATCCGGATAACTTACAACTACTGGTCCTTCTGGACAATTGTAATCAATACGTGCCAATAATGTTGCAGTACCTGTATCAACCATACTTCTATGTTCTTCGTCAATAGTAAATGTAAATCCAAACTTATCAATCTTATCGCTGGCTGGTCCCGAGAACTTGGTAATACCTGGTGTTGCACCATGAACCATAAACTTGCTATCTTTTATTTCAAGTGTAAATCCTTCAACACTGCAATCGTCCCGATGTTTTTCTCTTGCTACAATTACATCAAAGATTCCATCTATCGATCCATCACTGATTTCAAAATGTTCTGGTGCCCAGGTTAAAATATCTTTATTTTCTAGTTTATCCCATAAGGTATATCCACCGCCTAACATTGCTAGTGATGCTGTTACTACACCTATACCTTTGGTTATATTTTCTATATCCAAAATAATCATTTACTTGGTGTCTTTTAACCAAGTTTTAACTTTGTCGATTTTAATGCGTAATGATGGTCCATTATAAAAATCAATAGTCCATTCTTCGATATCTACCAAGCCAGTTATATCTTCTAGAATTTCAAATACTTTTCGCATTAAATCTTCATTTTTAATTTCTACAAATACTAGATACATTCCATTTTCATCAGCAGTTGGTGAAACCTCAGTGTCAAGAATTTCAATTACTCCACGTTCTATAAAACGTGCAAGATCATTTGCGGGGCTTTCATCTTTTACATAAAATGCCACAACAGTTACATCATTTACATTTCCAATCTTAGGTTCAAAATCTGCCACTGTAATTTTAGATGATACAAGAGATTTTAATTCATTATATTTGACGCCTTCATTTATTTGTGTAAATTTCATAATTAAATCTCCTGGCTATTAATATTTGTATTATCATCTAATCCTGAAGTGTATGCGTCATTTAAATCTGTCACATCAACTTCTTCTGAACCTATTTTAATTTTTTCATCAGTGAAATTATCGATAAATTTTCTAGGCATCCATATATCTATCATCCAGACAGTATCACTCTTTAATTTTGGCATTCCTTCATTATCAAGATCATCTGGTGATTTCGGAATGATTGGAGTTTTCAATGTGCCTTTATTGAATTTAATTTCACATCCAATTTTTTCTAAACGTATTCCTGCTTTAGGGTCAGGCATACCCATATATGGATACATTAATTTAACGTGTAGCCAATAGCGTGACAAATTTGGACCTTCGACAATTTCACCTAAATCCCAGTTTTTATAAGCATACATGCCAGTATCTTCTAGAACCTTTTCGAACTCCAGTAGAATATCTAGTAGTGAGTTATTTTTATTAACATCACGTAGGTTATCTAATATATCATCTTGATTTAATTCAGACATTTGTAAAACTCCATTTATTAAATGTATTTATCACATAAATTTTTTTTTGTCAATATATAATCGTAATACATTATTCAGAAAAAATATTGATAAGTAATAGTGAGATCAGTAATGATTTCACTCTGAAATAACCCTTCTCAAGGAGGCAAACTATGGCACGAAAAAAACGTGTTGACAATAAACAAACGAAAACAAATAGTCGTGAACCTTATCATCCAGATGGACAGCGCAGCGGCATTATACCATTAAGAAAAAAAACAATCCCAACAATACTACCCCGTAACATTGCACAAGAGGATTACTTGTACCAATTGGCAGACCCTAGAAATAATATATGTTTCGCAATTGGTCCTGCTGGTACAGGTAAAACACTTTTATGTACTCTTATGGGTGTAAAAGCTTTCATGGAAAGAGAGGTGAAAAAAATTGTTATTACTCGTCCTGCAGTATCAGTAGACGAACAACATGGATTCTTACCAGGTGATCTAAATGAAAAAATGGCACCGTGGACAAGACCTATATTTGATATATTCGAAAAGCATTTTTCGGTGGCTGAAATTGAATCGATGTTAGCAGAAAACATCATAGAAATCGCACCACTTGCATATATGCGTGGCCGAACGTTTGAGGACGCTTGGATCATTGCAGATGAAATGCAGAACGCTACAAAGTCACAAATGAAAATGCTATTGACCCGTATCGGCAACAACACTAAAATGATTGTTACTGGCGACTTAAAACAACATGACCGAGGTTTTTCAGAGAACGGTCTTTCAGATTTTATGGAACTTACTAGACGTTATGAACTTGCAAATATGAATCATATTGCTATCTCACGTTTTGATATGATGGATGTAGAAAGACATCCAGCAGTCGTAGAAGTTCTTAAAATCTACGGTGAAGACGAATAAAAAGAAGGGGAGCGTAATGCTCCCCTTTAAGTTACAAAGAGAGATTGGGTGACTAGTCCAATATAGTGTGCACGATTGCATTCCAATCTTCGCACCGAATGATTTCTTTGTTGTCACAATCTTCATTGTGAGCGTGTGAAATCAACACGCTTTTCAACCCAAACTGTAAACCACATTCGGCATTCTCAGTTTTGTCTTCTAACCAATATTCTGCATCTGGATATTTTGCTGTAAATTCGGCAAGTGCATCATCTTTGTCAGCACCAGTATCAAGGCAAATAACTTCTTTACAAACATCCATACCAAATACATTCTTTAAGTTAGAGATACGAAGTAGCCGTGCCTTTTCATCAAGTGAAAGGGAAGTGATAACAACAAACTGATAGCCTGCTTCAACTAGCCGAGCAACACCACTCCGAGCATCACGAAATGCTGGAAGAAAACCCATCCACGCACTTTCATTGAATTCTTTTACTAACCGCTTACCGTCAGCCTTTTCAATACCGTATGTAATGCTCATGTCATATACGTTTTCTACTTTTTTCGAATAACCTTTCTGAACCATCCACTCGGAGAACATACCCTCCCAGTTAAGCATAACACCATCACAGTCAGTAAAGATAATTTTTTCGTTTGTCATATTAATACTTTCTTCTTATTACTCTTACTTTATATAGTGATTCGTCCGGAATGTCAAGTATTAATTTTGTTTTTTTTGCCTACGAACACGTTCACGCCATACAATATAACTACGTTTTTTAAGATTATATTTCATTATTTTCATAACTTCATCTTCGGTTAAATCATACTGAGATTTGATATCAGCCCAAGTTGTTTTATCACACCAGGCACTCGCAATAAGTTCAGATAAATTATATTCAGTCATTTGATTATTACCGTAAATTTGCACGGACGCATCTTTATACCATCAGCCCACCAACTAATAACTTGTTGTAGTCCGGCCATCAACACTAACACACTCCGCTGTGCGGCAATACTCTGCATCGACATTTTTTTGTATGAGAACAACCTCACTTCATTCATATGGGACCTTGTAACCCATACTAGCAAGTAGTAACTCTTGCGTGGCTTTTGGCAGACAGTGTGGGATTCGAACCCACGGAACCTTTCGGTTCGGCGGATTAGTAATCCGCTGCCTTCGACCACTCGGCCAACTGTCCACATTCTTGGTATCCCGTAGGGGAATCGAACCCCTCTTTCCAGGTTGAAAACCTAGCGTCCTAACCGATAGACGAACGGGACAAATAATGTCAAGCAGTTTATGGTCCTGCTTAGGACATTCTGGGCACCATTTGCTCAATTATTTTATAAGGGGAACAAAACCCTGTGACTGTGGCGCGGTTGACGGGACTCGAACCCGCGGCCCTCGGCGTGACAGGCCGATACTCTAACCAACTGAGCTACAACCGCTAATAATTATTCTCCTATATTAAGAGACAATTGACGTTCTGCATTTGCCTCTTCCGTACGTTCACGAACAATGGTTTCAGCAATTTCGTCAAACGCTTCGTAAAATTGTGTATCATCTTTCCAATAACTAATATTTGCTGCATATACATCTGCATCTACAAAATTCCAATTAATTGTAAAATTTTCATTTAGATTTTCAGATTTATCAACTGCATCGCGGATATCAATTTCAAGCATTGAATAGATCATTTGTGATTCTCTCTTATCGTTTCTATACATATTTTATAGCATGGTAGAAATAGATTGTCAAGCATTATTTTAAATTGTTATTCTAATCCCATGCACGGAATAATAATAGATTGCTGGCAGTTATCTGGGTAGGCAATTGCAGCACCAAGAATAGGCAATCCTACCATAAAGAAAGTAATAATAATAAAAGATAACAATAGTTTCATAAGTTATAATCCTAGTTTGGTGGGCGACCCTGGAATCGAACCAGGCGTGCGTCTCCGCGAGGGAGTTACAGTCCCCTGCCACACCTTGCGGCCTGTCGCCCACTTTAAATTTGGTAGAAGTGGGTGGATTCGAACCACCTCAAAGGCGCTAATCTGGCGCAAAGAGCATATAAAACTCCTCTGACTACCAAGTCTCACTTCCGATTTTTTTTGGTGCTCCCGGTAGGACTCGAACCTACGACCGACCCGTTATGAGCGGGTGGCTCTAACCAACTGAGCTACAGGAGCGTTATTTCTGGAGCGGGTAAGGAGAATCGAACTCCTGTCTAAAGGTTGGAAACCTACCGTAATAACCACTATACGATACCCGCTGTTTATTTTATCTTTCTACTAAAGGAGTAGCAGCCTGTGAATCATGATAGTCACCACTTGCATAGTAATCACGATACGCAACCTCTTTGACCATTATACCGTTCTTCATACGATATGTAACAATTTCTCTACGAATGACACCAGTAGTATCAGCATCAAATGCGGCTTTAAATGGTCCATCTGCCATATTATATTCTCCTTAATAATATTTGGTACTCGTACCCGGACTTGAACCGGGACGCCTCAAGGGCAACAGATTTTAAGTCTGGCGCGTCTACCGATTCCGCCATACGAGCATATTAATTAGATGATGTAATCATCGTGTTCATTTTCCCATTGATTAATGGCATTTCTTAGTCCTACCGCTAACCAATCACCACCTGCCATATCAAGCATTTCGTTCCATTGGTCAACAACTTCGTCGATTTGTTCACGATCTAATTCATCTGGTGAATCTACCCCAAAATGTTCTTCAATTAGTCTAAATGCCCAATCTGTAACTTCACCTTCCAACCAATCAAGCATTTTGTGTGGACGATGGATTTCAAATTTATCTTCACTCATGTTCGCCTCCATTGCCACGTCCATTATACTTATGACCTGACTGTAATAGTTTGTTTAGTGATGCAGAATTTTTATCTGCTTGACGAAAGGTGATCGCCGTAATTGTAATACCACTAATTAGAAAAATATGAAATGCAGCACTAATACCAAAAGCAATCACGCTACCTATCATCACTGCGAAGATACCACTCCAAATGAAGAACAGACACTGAAATACCATATGTCCCACCATTGGATCTAAATTGCGCAATGGTGATTTTTCAACTGTCATTACACTATCCCACATTTCTTTAGGTAGTGCAAAAAGAGTTGTTAAAGTATTTGCCAACCCAATAGGTTTATTAGCAGGGTTCATATTTATTTCTCCTTTACTTTGGCGATCCCTATAGGATTCGAACCTATGACCTAGTGCTTAGAAGGCACTTGCTCTATCCAGCTGAGCTAAGGAATCATTATTCTTTTAGTAAATAAGTTGCATACCATCTACATTAGATTGTTTCCAGCCACGTACTTCTGCATGTGCATCAATAATATCTTTACGTGTGGAATCTGGCGACATTTTTACTTTGTTCGCCCAATCTTGCATTTCCATTTCAACCATAATTGCTTGTTGTCCGTGTGACACACCAGCATTAACTTTGTTTACTTCATTCCAAATAATATTAGCATCTGACATTGTGTGTTCCCTTTTATCTGTTATAATAGTTATAGCATATTGATTCTAAATTGTCAACCTTTAATTTCCAAAATAACTAATTAAATTCCACCAAGTATATTCTTTGCCTTGGCCAAAATTCATCCAACCCAATGCAAATACACTGACTAATACATAGCAAATAATTTCATTAAGTTTTTCATGATTAGTCATGTGGTGCATACTCCGATTCAAATTCATTAAATGAATTTTTCTTTTCATCTAGCATACGTTCTAGAGTATGAATTGCCATCCTCTTTTCATCGCTTGCACCTTCTGTCAAATTGATGATTGCATTTTGAAGTGTTTCGATATCTTGTAATACTTCGTTCATAGTAATCCTCATTGTTATTACTATTATGTTATACAATGATTCGTTCTAAATGTCAAGATATATTTTGTTTAACCAATCAAAATTATTAATTTTCTGTAAGTCATTAGGAGAATTACAATGTTTTTTGCCATAGTCTTCTCCCATTGTTGCACCAATAGAAATCAATTCATGATGTTCAATGGGCATCGGTGATTTCCAACGGTCAAGTCTCTTTTCTATATCATCAGTTGCTACACCACTTGCGAGTTTTGTACATTCTCTAAATGCACCTTTCCAAGCATTAAATGGTGTATTTGCAAATCTAGTTTCATTTGCAGGTATATCTATACGATGATATGGAAAGCCAAGTTTTGCCACGCCAGTAGTCACATCAACTATTTTTGTCGTGCTTTTAATAAAGAATGAATTACGATTAAATAATTTAACACCACCATACCCTGCTAGTTCACCAGTAGCAGGGTTTAATGCTCTCCAAACGTGAGTACATTGCGTCTGTGGTACATCTGGATATACATCTATTCTATTAGATGGTATATACGAAAAATCAAAATCATCGATTATCCAGGCATCACC